CGATTGGGAGTGTAAGTACAACAAGCACCGCAATTCCCGCCAAACTCAAGACCCGTTCCTACGCATTAGAGAATGTCGATGTAAAAAGGTGGAGACGCGGACAACTTGGATGCGAGGTAACCAACGGAGATCAATTTACCATCAAGGTAAACACAGTAGACCCGGATCGCACAAACACCGTACACAGCGAGAATGCGACAACGAGCCAGGATAAACTAATTCGCTTTGGGAGTGGGCGCGCTCGTGGCTACGCCGCAAACATCGAGATTGATGTAACTGCGGGACAACCAAAATTTAGACACATAAGTATCGAGGGTATAGCCAATGGTGCAAATGCAAGGAGGGAGTACGCATAATGCCTATCACCGCAACAGTCACTCGTGGATTTACTTTTGCCACAGGAACAGAGGTTGGATCTGCGTCACTTAACCAATTAGGCGAACCAACTGTGGAAGTGCCTGATCAACGAATAACAGACTTAGAGAACTCCGCCACAGGCATAGTGGATGGTGGCCGTGCGGCTCTGCAATATACCGAGGCCACAGATATCAACGGAGGTAGTGCATCTTTATGAGTATTAGACGCATATTCCTACGGCGCGATACTGCGGCAAATTGGTCAGTCACTAGTCCGAACCCAATTATACTTGCGGAAGGCGAGCCAGGCTTTGATACGACCAATCAGATTCTAAAAATCGGTGATGGTGTGACCGCGTGGAATGACCTTGCTCAATTTCAAGGGCCACAAGGTGTGGCGGGAAATGATGGAAGCGATGGAGCGGATGGTCAGGACGGCATACAGATAAACAGCTACACCAAATCTAATCTACCTCTAGCCGCTACTGCTGGAACAAACGCTTTAGTCACCGATGGGACGATTGGCGGTACTCCTACGATGTCCTATTTTTACAACGGAGTATGGTATCGTACTTTCGATAACTCAGTAATCACCAACCAAACAATCGATCTGTTTATATTAGCGGGTCAATCAAACGCACATGGTCACGCTGATGTTTCTGATCTATCGACCGCACAGGCGACACAGGACGGGCTTTTCTATACATCTTGGCACGATGGAAGCTCTAACGCTGAATCCACACAGAACTACTCATCTTGGGCTACATCGTTGGTAGCTGGTAGTACAAAAGGAGATGGAAACAATTTAGTAAACTCGCCTAGTTTTGGGCCAGAGTTAGGATTTGTTAGTCGTGCTAATTCAATTAACCTAACGACTCAGCCTATCGGTATTATTAAATATGCAGTAGGTGCGTCTACCCTTAACGCTGGCACATCTCTTTCCGATTGGGACACCACCGCTACAGGCAACAAAGAAGGCGATTGCTATCGTGGATTACTATCCGCACTATCAGATGCTACCACCAAACTAACAAACGCTGGATACTCTTGGAATTTTAAGGGAATGATATGGTGGCAAGGCGAGAGTGGTACATCTGTTAGCGGTCTAAATACATTTATCGCCGCAGTACGCTCGGTGCTAGGTAACTCTTATGGGGTATCTAACACCTCTCAGTTCCCTGTAGTAATAACCAAAATCGGGTATGGCACAGACCTTACGCCTGTCGCTAATGCCGATGCGTACATAGGAATCGTAGATGCGGCAACCTACGGGCATAGTGCCTCGCAAAACCATGTAGGTCGAGCCGCTGAAGGAAGTTCAGATACCAATAGCAATGGCGTAAACGATATGTTTGATATCGGTGAAGCATACGCAGATCAGATGCAGTTAGCTATATCAGGTTCTACCAACGCCGCATGGACACCTTCTTCTATTACTACCCGCTTATGGCTCGATATGGACGATCAAACGACCTTTACTTCATCTAGCGGTAATGTCACACAGATCGCAGATAAGTCGGGCAATAGTTACACCTTTAATGCCGTTAGTGGCAGTACGCTGACAGCAGTTAATACCTCACAGAATAACAAAAATATACTGAGGTTTGACAACAACTCGGATGCGACTTCTTACAGAAGTATAGCGTTTAGTTCTACAGCGGTGCATAAGTGGTTCTTTGTGGTCAAGGTAACAGCTTCTGATAGTCACGATGCCTTGGTATCATTTACTAAGAACAATCCTACACTACAGATACTCCTGTTCAACCTTAGCGGTAGTGGAACATTCTCAGGTGATTGGTATTTCAATCCTGGTAGTAATATAACAAGCAACTCGACAAACCTATTAAATCAATGGGTCATCTTGTCTATGGAACTTGATATACCTAACAACAGAGTTACTGCTTCTTTAAATACCACTCCTTATGCTACAAATGTTAATCAATCAGGTCTATCAACGATGGGTACAGGTAGTATCCGATTGAACGATTACCAAAACAACGCAGACTCCGATTGGGGTGAGGTAATATTTACTGAAGATGCAACGCAATCAAACTCTGATAAGATCGAAGGTTACCTAGCACATAAGTGGGGACTAACATCAGACCTGCCTTCAAACCATCCGTACAAAACAACCGCACCATGAGCAGATACAGGTCATACGGCAAACTAGACGATCCATTCGTATCGGAAGGGGATACCTTCTTTCTGCGGATGAATGCTCGTCTGCGCCCTAACCAGTTAAAGCCTGGTGAGGTTGCCCTGTCCAAGAATGGCCGGATGAATGATGATGGTACTTGGCAACCCCGCAAAGGATTATCGACTCTTTTCGGATCAATAACATCGGGAGCAGATGCGATTCGTGTTCCCTACATTATAACAGCCGGCCAAAGAGATGCATCGGGAATCGTTACGCTGGTATTGGATGATATACCCAGCCTTGCATTTATACCAGGGGAGAATATAACCATTGCAAACCTTGGATTCACCAATGCGACCAACCCGAATGGTACATTTGCATTGGTTTCTATAAACTTCACAACCAAAACAATTACTTACTCCGATGGTTCTACCGGTGAGGCCGAGGCGTTTACATTAGCCAATAATTTAGTAGGTCAAACCTCAGTAGCATCGATGGGAAATTCGATTGCAACAACTGAAGGATTTACTCTGAACGATGATGGAGTTAATGCAGTTTTTGGATCGGCAGTTTATTCTGATGCCTCATCTAATAATGACGATTACATTTTTTCGGCCACCAATAATCTTGCAGTCATTATTCGCTTAAAAGACTCTGCACTTTTTAAGTGTCGGTACGAGGGTGGGGGAGAAACAGTAGATGGTCCCGTGGGCATGACCCAGGGATTCGATAAGATGTTCATTTTTCGTTCCCGCAAAACAACTCTTTCAGCCTCCCCAAAACTTATTTATCGATCAGTCAGTTCGGCATCTCAAAGTGGTCAGGTAATAACTGTAAACACATCAACCGATCATGGTCGGGTGGTCGGTGACTTTGTCACGCTCACAAACTTTACAGGCTGGCCAACTCACAATCCAAATAACTGCTATCAAATAAAGACTGCACCAACCACCACATCTTTCACCGTAGAGATGGCAAACTCCCAAACTGTTGCCAGCTTCAATGTAAGTGGCGCACAGGTCGAATACTTTGAGGACTTTACAAGGGTAAGCAAAGGAGCATACACAAGCCCTCAATACTTTACCGACACATCAGCTACTGCCATAAACGGAGTGGTTACCATGAATATCGGAGCAGGCCACAACCTGCAAAAAGGTGACGAGATTACCATCCGCAACGGAACATCTCCCTACGAGTTATTTGAGAATCAAAAAGCGGTAGTCACATCAGTTTTTGATTCATCGGGTAGTGCTGTAAATCCATTTCTAAAGTTCACCTTTAATCTTGGCGTACAGGATGAGTCCATAGGTGCATCGCTTACAGTTAGTAAAGCACTAGCTATAGGTAAAGGCTTTGTGCATATGCCAGCCGCTCCTTGGGGAGAATTTCACCAGCGTAGACTCTGGGTTCCATACTGGTATACCTCCGACACTAACCCTGCGGACCGGGAAATTAGGGATGAATTAGCGGCATCGGATATATTTGATTCAGACACATTCGACATTATTGGAAATCAATTCCGAGTATCTGCCGGCAAGAGCGATTACCTGGTAGGCCTCCAGCCTTTTACTCAGGATAGCATTGTCGCATTTAATCGTAAATCGATTCATCTACTCACAGGCGTAAGTGGATCTTTATCTGATGTATCCACAAATGTGGTAACCAATGAAATAGGTGCATCTGCTCGAAAATCTATCGTCCAGGTAGCAAACAAAATTCTATTCTTATCCGACCAGGGTATCTACTCGGTCGAGTTCATGGATGAGTACAATTTACGAGGAACAGGCACACCCATATCGGAAACAATTCAGCCCTACATAGATCGAATTAATCAGGACTATGCTCACCTATCCTGTGCAGTTTATTTTAATAACAGATACTGGATCGCCTTGCCCTTGGATTCTGCTCCAGGTAATGGCAATGGTAGGAAGTTGAATACCATTATAATATTTAACTTTGTGAACGGTGGGTTTGAGTCTATCGACTCTGTAAACTCTATAGACTTTGCAATTCGAGAATTGATCGTAGCTCGGGAAGGCGCACAGAATGCCTTGTATCTTACTACCGAAGAGGGCGGGGTGCATAAGGTTGATGCCTTAGATGACTACAGGGATCAAGTGAGTGTGACTGCTGGGGAAATAGAAAAAGAACCAATTCCTATAATTAGCCAGCTAACCACTCGCCAATTCGATGCCGAGAGTATGGATCGAAAAGTATTTAGTCGGTCCGAGATTCAGATGAAATCTAATAACTCTCAGACCGATAGTGCTATCGAATTTATAACCGAAGAACCTGACTCCACTACCGCATCGATTAATGCTTCCACCTTGCTTGGAAGCACCCTTGCCGACTCTGAGGATGCCTCCTTGAGGCTTAGGGTAAATAAGCGAGGCTTTGGGGTACAGGCAGACATTAAACCATTCTTAGGTCGCCCATACATTCGTGCAGTTAAAGTAGATGCCCGTGTGACTGACCGATCAACCACATCTATTTCATAAGGTAAAATCATGGCTATATTATCAAGAGGACAATCCTTCGCATCAGGCGATCAAGTAACCGCACAAAAATTGCAAGACATTGTGGATCTCGCAACCTTCGATGATCCGGCGGATGAATCAACCATCATTAAAGACCCAGACACAGGTAAGCTCAAAGTACCAAGCAAGGGCATCGGCTCAAACGAGTTGGCAAGCGATGCTTCTGTAGATGCCAATCGTGCAGTCGGTACAGACCACATTAAGGACAACTCAGTCACAGCCGCCAAGCTAGACAGTGCGGCGGTAAGTGTGCTTATGCCGACAGGATCGATTTTGCCTTATGCGGGTTCATCTGCACCTACAGGTTATTTACTCTGTGATGGTTCAGCCCAAGACCGACAAGTGAATTCAGTAAATACTGAACTATTCACAGTAATAGGCCTAACCTACGGCGCAGGAGATGGATCAACCACATTTAATATACCCGATCTTCGTGGGCGAGTCATTGCGGGTCAAGACGATATGGGCGGGTCTTCTGCCAATCGTTTGACAGGACTTTCAGGTGGTATAAATGGAGACAACTTAGGTGCAACAGGTGGTTCACAATCACACCTCCTCACAGCCGCACAATCGGGACTACCCGAACACACGCACGGAGGGGGAGTTAGTCACACTAATACTAATGGTGCGGCGGGTGATGCGGCTTTTACTTATGTTACACAAACACAGGGAGTAACAGGTGGCGCACAACCCGCATCCTCCGTCCACAACAATGTCCAGCCCACCATCATTTTAAATTACATCATCAAAACCTAATCGATATGGAAAAAGAATTTAACGATCCATTACGCCAAGCGGCAAAACTCTTAAATGAGCAAGCCCCTGAAGGTGAACAGTTGGCATACATCAATTCTGATGAGGCTAAATTATTAAAATCAAAAGGCGGAGCAGGTGTGCCTGTAAACTCGTCAGGAGTTCCATCATTCTTTCTTAATAAATTATTTGGCGGTGGAAAAGATGCACCAGCCTTAGAAAAGTTCGATGTGGGAGGATCAGCAAGAGAGTATGTAAATGCAATGTCCGACCCAGCCTTGCAGAATAAACTTCTACAAAATCGTCAACGCTACGATCCGCAGTATCAGGACTTACAACTTAGCCTGGCTCGAAGAGCGGCTGATCCAATGGCACAGCTTGCTGAGGACCAAGCAATGCGATCCCAGGAGTTCGGTTCCCAAATGGCAGAGCGCCAAGCGGGGTCTGATATCTCCCTAATGAATCGATTTGGGTCAGACATGACTCAGGCTATTCGCTCATCCGACCCGCTCATGCAAGCCCGAGTCGAGCAAGCCAATCAAATGGCGGGTGATGCCTTTCGGGAGTCACAGATGACTGACTTATCACCGGAGATGCGCAGACGGGCAACACAATCTGCCCGTGAAGGATTAGTCTCAAGAGGGCGAGAAATGGATAATGCGGGCATTGCCGCCGAAGCGATGAGCCGTGAGGATTATCTAAGGGATATAATTGGCAAAAGCAGAAACCAGGCTCAATCACTCGGCGGGTATGCTTCCGGCTTAAACCAAGCAACCTCATACGATCCTAGAATGCTTACCGGTGGTGGACAGAACTTCGTCCAACAGGGCTATGGCCAACGAGCCGCAATGTTTGGAATCCCACAGGAGCAAGTTACACGAATTAATCCCGATGCTGGAGTTAATATCGGTATGCAGGAATATTCTAATCGCGCGAATTACTTGGCAAATACATATGCGGCTAAGGAACAAGCGGCCGCTGGTGCGGCTAGTGGATTAATGGGTGGTATAGGTTCAGCACTTGGAGGCTTTTTAAGTAAAGACTAATTATGGCAATCGGAGACACAGTACAGGCGGGACTCATGCGAGTCGATTTTTCACCTTTTCTTGAGGCGGGGCGAGCTAATGCGGCCGCTAATGCATCCTTCGGGAACGCACTAGGAACCATCGCAAAAGGATACTTTGAAGGTCAGGAAAAAAAGGCTCGGTCTGAAGAAATTACTGGTTACCTGATGAATCAAGGGGCGAGCGAAAAAGATGCCAAAGCTATTTCTAAAAATCCATTCCTCCAAAAACAGTACCAGCAACAGAAACAGACTGAAGCTCAAATGAAGATGGAGGAAAGAAGACTGGCTACTCAGGCTAGTATTGCGGCTCAAGGAAGGGCGGCTAAACAGGCCCAGATAGATCAGAAATATAAAAGAGAGGATGACGCAAAGGCATCAGTAGAGCAAGAAGTAGATGCCTTCTATGATCGATTAAATGATCTTGCTCCAACAGACGAACTAACACCTGAAGCCCAGCAAAGAATTGATAGCTTTTCATCTGCCACAGCCCCGACCGATCCAAGAAGATTGGCACAGGTTAATGATCCACAAGCATTCATTAGACGAGTCGAAAACGACCCTACCAGCTATATTCAAAAACCTGTTTACGAGCTAGAGGGTAGTGACTTTCTTAATCAATTTGAAGATCCTGGTATGTTTCAAAAGGCTATGGCGTTTGATCAGAAAAGACAAGCGGCACAGCCGAAGGCTCCTGATCCGTTTAAACTAAATGATGAGCTTCGTAAATCTACAGAGTTTAATCAAGGCCAGGATGCGATAACATTCACACCAGATAGAAATTCCATACCGCTCGGTGATACGGTTTACGGTATTTCAGGAAAGTTCGGCAACGAGGCTGAAGTTATTAAATTAAAAAGCGTAGAGATACCAAACTATTCAAATATGAATAGCGTAATGAACCAGCTTATAAGTTTGGGTGAAAAAAGAAAAACCACTAAATTGATGAGTAATGCCGATAAAACTTTGGCCCAATCATTATCCAATCAACTGCGAGGTTTATTAAGAGAACAAATACTTGGGCCTGGTACGGTAACAGACCCCGAAAGAGCTATATTAAATGAGATCGTTCAAAATCCAACTACATGGATGGACACCGCTGGTAATACGCAAAGCAAAATAGATTCATTAAAAGGAATACGAAAAGACGGATTTAATAAATTAAAAACTAGACTTACAGGATTGGGTTTGGATGTAGCTGAAATCGAACAAGGAGGTGCATCTTCACCCAGTAAATCATCTGTCGATTTTAATCAGGAAACATCCAGCGGATTAGGATACACCGAAATTAACCTAGACCAACTGTAATGCCTAAATACAGAATTAAGTCCGATATACTCGGGGTGGATTTTGGTATCCAAACCGATCAAAAATTAACCGAGCGTGATTACTTTGACATACTTAAAACCAAAGTAAGTCCGCAAAAGATGCTTCGTACTTATAAGCAAAATAAGGACGATGAAAAGGTGCAAGCTCTTGCGACCAAAGCATTGGATAATAATTATTTTGAGGGAGCAGACTTCGGTACAGGGTTTTCAGAAGGTGGAAAATCTTTTGGGCGAGGTGTGAAAAATCTGCTTGTTACCAACATCTATGGTACAAGCAGATTACTCGATGCCACCATGCAATATGGTGAAGCAGATGAATCACAAAGGTATGACGAGCTAGTCGAGGAAGGTATAAAGAAAGCCGGCCAACAACTTAAAGGTTTATCCTATGCATCAAAGAGAACAGATAGAACCATTGAAGATGATTTATCTAAGTCATTACAGTTTGCAGGACTATCTCAGGAGGATGAGAATTTAAAAAAGCGTGTAATCGCAGAGGCTCGCAGACAGGACAATTCACAGGCAGAGGCAACTCGCGCTCAAATGGGAGTCGATGCTACAGGCATGATGGCAATGCTTGGGGCTAAGTTATTCCAAGGACTCGGTGATGCAAAAGACATTGCAACAGGCGAAGTATCTTTTGGAGGAGATTCTGAAAAACGAAAACTTCGCCAACTAGATTATTTAATCGAACAAGATTATATAGGCCGAACCATAGAGAGGGGTGCTGAACTTGGTTTACAACTTGGCGGCGCAATGTCTACCATTTCTCAAGTTTACACCGGCACGGACCTTAGTCCTTTTGAACAAAATGAAGAGGCTTTAAAGGATGTAAGAAGTGGATTAGTAAAACCCGATAGGGATGTCGCCATGCTAGGTTCTATGTTTGCCGACCCAGGTATGGGTGCAACTGTTCTAGCATCGGGTGGATTATCATTAATAAGAAATTCTATAGCTCGAGGTGCAATCATAGGAGCGGGAAAAAAGGCAGCCCAAGAATCTGCATTCAAGTCAACGATTGCACAACTATCTGATATCGCTAATCCGACAAACACACAGAAAGCACTCCTTAAAACAGCCGAGAAAAACTTAGCTAAAGTAACAGGCTCAGGCGAAAAACTTGAAAAGTTGGTAGCTAAAGCAGAAGGCATCGCTCAGGCAGAAGCAGGCAAACTATTACAAAAAGGGCAGGGCAATACCCCAATGGCGGCTCGTTTATTTCAAGCAATCGATAAAGCGCCTCCACCCAAAGCTCCATTTTCAAACCGCATGACCGGTAAAATATTGGAAAAGGCTGGAGTATCGGCAGAATATTTAGGTCGCACAATCGAGTTTCTGCAAAGACTTCCCGAAGAAACTCTCGGAACTTTATTTATGCGTAGCGGGATGGACGAACAGGCCGCAATGACAGCCTCTCGGGCAACAGCAAGAACATTGCAGGGTACAGCGGCGGCTGGCGTAGTAACAGGTGGATTTAATGAGTTTACTCCTGAACTTGAAAACCTTGGGCTTGCCTTACTACTAGCACCAGGTGGGGCTTCCTTGGTTACAAGATTTGGCCATGATGCCGCAATACTTGGCAAGCAGTTACAATATGCTCAAACATCCTCCCCGCTATTTCAAAGAATAGCACAACTCGACCCTGCTGATTCTTCACTCACCGCAGTAACATTAGATCGTACATCCGCCCTTACAATACCTGGCACAATCTCAGGATTGGCAGAAGGGATCTTTGCGAAGTCTCGTCAATTCGGTCCATCCCCAGCCCTTAAAGCACCTGCGACAGCATTAAGCCGCACAGGGCTTGGTAACACCTTCACAGGTGCAGTAAATGCAACAAAGACAGCAGTCGGAGCATCTGCGATACCTGGAGCAATCGGATATGCTGTAGACGGTGAAGCTGGAGCCGGTGGGGCGATTGCCGCATCCATCCCATTCATCGCCGCAGGTTTAGGATTTGGTACACTAGCCCGATATGGATCGCAGGCAGATATAAGAGCTAAGATGCTAGGTGATCAGGCATATTATAAAGATACATATTTAACCGGCACAGAGGTAGGGGTGTATGACAGCCTTGCCAAACCAGTACGCCAAGCAATTGCCACATCAGTTATTCAAAACCCTGATGTTGTATACAGGTTCCAAAACGACAGAGGTAATAGTCATTGGTCTGTAGAAAATGGTGAATCTGTTGTAACGATCTTTACAAAGTCTGCACCCCAAGAACAATTATCCGCAGTCCTCGGCCATGAGATTGCCCACCATATCGATGCCTTTGGGTTCATGCCTCAAATTCTTCAGCAGTTAGTAGGATCGGTGGAGAAAAACCAACCTGGACTCTTTACCGAGTACAAAAACGGCAAGCCAGTTATCATCAAAGATGCAGAGGGTAGAGATGTATATGCGACCAATAAAGAGTTTGCTAAACATCGCCAAAGATACCTAGACCTCTTAGAGCAATCAGGTATCGATAAAAACTCAGACGACTACCAGGCATATGCTAAAAACGATGCCCGTATAGCTCGGGAAATCTTCGCATCGCATGGAGCCGCCTGGTACTTTGGTGGTGACTTTGTCACCCGCAACTATCAAGGAGCCGGTGCAAAGATGATGGGTGCTATACTTGACCCATTATTTAATTCATCT